GACGGGCTATTAGTCTATGCATGAGCTAGAAGAAGAAGAGCTGGAGAAAGAGCCGGATGGCTTGCAGGCGCAAAGCATGCAAAGTCTGGGTTCTCGTCTCGCCGGAACTTTTCAAGAGTACAAAGACGCTCGTAAAGAAACAGAGAACGAGTGGCTTAAAGACCTGCGTCAATATCAAGGCATTTACGAGCCTGAAGTTCTTGCTCGCCTGGATGCTGCGTCTGGTTCCCGTTCAAAAGTATTCGTTGGTCTGACCAGAACAAAAGTGATGGCGGCTTATAGCCGTATCATTGATCTGTTGTTTCAGCACGGTGATGTTTTCTTTTCCGTTGCCCCAACACCTGTCCCCCAAATCGACCCATTAAAAGCGATGCAAATGCGTCAAATGGCGATGGATCAAATCATGATGGCTAGCGGTCAAGACCCGATGGCTAATCAAGACTTGGTGGCGGCTAGGATGGAGGAACTCGAAGAGGAGTTCTTAGAGTTAGAAAAAGAAATAGCCAAGAACGCGGCTGAGTCTATGACGATAGACATCGAAGACCAGCTTATAGAAACAAACGCAGAGATGAAGCTAAAAGAAAGCATGTTAGAAGCATGCATCTTTGGTTCCGGTGCTGTTAAAGCAGGCACTGTGCGTATCGACAGGAAGCAGTCTTACTCAAAGATGCTTGACCCACAGACGGGTCAGCAGGGCTTTGGGATTTCGGTTGTAGAAACTGTTGCACCTGACGTAGAAAGCGTCAGCATCTTTGATCTATACCCTGACCCTTATTGCACGACACTGGACGACTGTGACGGTTTATTCCGTCGCCATGTACTAACAAGAAGACAGATGCGTGATCTAGCTGATCTACCTCAGTTCGATAGTGAGATGGTCAAGTATCTTCTCAAGATTCACCGTAACGGTAATCATACAGAGGAAGATCACGAGACTACCCGCCGACGAATCGCAGGTATCAACGAGAATTCTGAGTCCAATCGCTTTGTTGTTATGGAGTATTGGGGCACTGTCGATGGATACGATCTAGAAGAACACGGCATCGAGCTAGAGGAAGGGTCTGACCTTTCCGATGACTACTCTGCATGTGTATGGATATGTGACGGTAAAGTGCTGAAGGTCATGTTAAACCCGATCTCTGGTTACAAGATTCCATATCACATCTTCCCGTATGAGCGAGCGCCACATCAGTTCTGGGGTACAGGCGTACCTCGCATGATGCGCGACTCACAAGGAACAATGAACACTGCGACCAGAATCTGGTTAGACAACATGGCGTTGTCATCAGGTCCAATGGTTGAGGTGAATACAGACTTGCTAGCAGCAGGAGAAGACCCGACCGATATCCACCCTTGGCGAGTATTCTTGCGCGAGGGTGGAGACGGTTCTATGCCTGCTGTCCGATGGTATCAGCCAGTAGCGAACGCTAACGGACTGAACCAGATCGTAGAGATATTCCGTCGATTTGCTGACGAGACCACATCACTGCCCTCCTACACTCATGGTGAGCAGACCCAAGGTCTTAACAAGACAGCGACTGGTATGTCGATGCTCATGGGTGCCGCAAACATTGCACTTAAAAGCACCATTAAAAATATTGATGACTTCTTGATCGAGCCAATGATCGAGGCTCTGTTCCACTTCAACATGGAGTTTGGGACCAACGAGAAGTCAAAGGGTGATCTACGGATCGTAGCTCGCGGCAGTACGGCACTCGTACAGAAAGAAGTACAGAGCCAGAGATTGCTTCAGTTCCTCTCTATTGTTGGCGACAACGCTGGTGGAGTTGTTAAGCAGACAGAGCTGCTACGAGAGATAGCGCAGTCTATGGATATAGACCCCGATAAAATTATGAAGACTGAGGAGCAGATTGCTCTTGAACAACAACAGTTACAGCAAGCTCAAATGCAACAGGCAGCAATCGCAGGCGGTCCTCCGCCTCAAGGCGATGCCGGAATGGGAACTCCTGTCGGAATTAATTAACGCCCGACATGAAAACGCCAGAGAAGCATTAGAGCAGGCAGATGAAAAGAATTTTAGGTTTGAGCAAGGCAGGCTCCTAGAGCTGAGATTTATGCTTGAACTTGAAGATGCGGCAAAAGCCGTTCTAGACAAAGCGCGGACCCCGAAGCGGATATCCGCAATAGACTAACGAATATCCCATGTGGGACTCGAAGGAAAGATTAATGTCAAAGAGAAATGACCCAGCGCGACTTGAAGCTGAAGCGAAAGAACTGTACGAGCAAATGACCAAAGGAAAGACTGAAACCCCAGAGATCGATCAATCTCCAGAGGACACTTCAGAAGAGCCGGAAGCGTTGCAAGTAGAAGCCCCCGATCTCACGGATATGGCGGAAGTTCAAGCGGATGAGAACGAAGTAGACGAGTCAGAACGCAGCGACGACTCCGAACTTAGGTTGGCTTTAGATAAAGCCGAGAAAGCGATGAAAGGCGCACAGGCGAGAATGACCAAAGCGACTCAGGAAACTGCTGACTTGAAGCGGCAAAATGCCGACCTGATCAGGAGTGTTACGGAGTTAAAAGGTCAACTTGTAGAAACTTCGAAAGACGATAGCAAGCTGGCTCAGATAAGGGAAGATTACCCTGATCTGGCTGGACCTTTGCTAGACGAGTTGAAGCGGACGCAAGATGAAGTTGGCGCAGCCAAAGAGGCTTTAGCCGAGCAAGAACAAAGTAAGTATCAGGAGTTGCAAGAGCAGGCGCAAGCCGAGCATTTCGAGCGAATCCGTTCGGTACACCCTGATGTCGATCAAATCATTGATACGGCAGACTGGTTGAACTGGATGGAGGAAGCAGACTCCCAGACGAAGACTTGGATACAAGAAGGGTCTTCTAACGATGTGAACATGGTTCTTTCTAGGTTTAAGGCTGACATGGGACAACCAGCTCCTACGCTGCAAGAGCAGGCTTTAGAGCGGGCAAAATCGGTTGCGGAACCGAAGATGCCGAAAGCTCGAAAGTCAAAAATTACAGGCGAAAAGAAAAACTGGACCGTCGATGAGATTATGCGGATGCCGAACAAAGTATTTGAAAAGCATCAAACAGAAATTCTCAAGGCAATGGAAAGTGGATCGATTCGTCGCTAATCTCTTGTGAGGTGATAAATGTCTTTTTCGCAATTTTCCACGGGTACTACATCTGAAGTAAACTTTATTCCTGAGGTGTTTTCAAAGCTCCTACAGGCTAAGTTTTATAGCAAATCAGTTTTGCCCGAAATTAGTAACACAGACTATGAGGGAGAAATCTCTGGTCAGGGCGACAAGATCGTTGTTCGTACAGTTCCTGCTGTAACGATTAATGATTACGCCGGAACGATAACTACTCAAGAGCTGACTACTGCGAAAGTAGAAATGCTCATCGACAAAGCTAAGTATTACAGCTTTAAAGTAGATGACGTGCTGGCAGCTCAAGCTGACATAAACATGTTGGAGGGTGCATCTAGCGATGCTTCTGAAGGTATGCGTATTGCTGTTGAGACTGACGTTTTAGCCGCAGCCGTAACTGGCGCGACTACAATCGGTTCGCAGACTACTATTACTGCATCCAACATTTTGGCAAACATCTTGGTTCTAGCTAAGACTCTTGATGAGTTGAACATTCCAGAAGAAGGTCGATTCATCGTTCTTTCTCCTGAGTTCATCTCTATGCTCAAGCAGTCCGAGCTGCGTCAAGCGTACTTGACTGGCGATGCCACTTCACCTCTCCGTAATGGATTGGTTGGAATGGTTGACCGCTTCAAAGTTTTCCAAAGCAACATGGTTTACACCCCAGGATCAGGTGCTGACTCAGGTTACACACACGTCCTAGCGGGTCACCCAAAAGCTATCTCCTTCGCGTCTCAGTTCACTAACACTGAAACTGTTCGCATGGAAAGCACTTTTGGTGATCAAGTTCGTGGTCTGAAGGTGTTCGGTTCTAAGGTAATCACTCCTGACGCACTATGCGTTGGTAAGTGGACTTAGATCGACTAATGATTGGGGGAGGTTTTCCTCCCCCTTTTTAGCGAGACACTTATGAAAAAAGCTAACACGAAGAAGGACGATGTGTTTATCCAAGCCAAGGAAGACTTTGGCGTAAAGCTGGATAGACGGTTGACTCTGTCGCAACTCGAAGAGCAGTTGCAGCAACTAGCCAAGAATAAGGCTAACCCTCAACCAGAACAAAAGCAGCTTATCCCTAAGCGTGTAAAGAATGTGATTACAGGTAACGAATTCGAGTACAACCCGATATTCAAAAACAATCCCGATTTACAAATAATTGAATGGGAAACAGACAATGGCGACAACTAAAGTAGTAGACATATTGGATCGGGCTGCAATTATTCTACAAGATAATACAAATGTCCGTTTTCCGAATGAAGAGCTTTTAAAGTTTTTTAACGACGCACAGAAAGAAGTTGTGCTTCACCGACCTGATGCGAATATGGTGAACGAGACCTATAACTGTATTAATGGCAGTAAGCAGACAGTGCCCGCCGCTGCACTAAGACTTATTGAGGTGGTCAGAAATGTAGGTGGCAGAGCTGTTACTCAAGTGCAGCGTCGTGTTTTAGATGAGACTTTGCCTGACTGGCACGAGACCGCTGCTGGCACAAACAAGATAGAGCATTTTGTATACGACCCAGCCGACCCAAAGAATTTTTACATT